ATGATGTTGTGGTTTAAATCACAATATCAAGACGCAACATGGTGTCAAAATGAGAAGGTTGAAGTTATCAAATCATGGACTAAGGAGGGTAAAACCCTCTATAGTTATGATTTGACATCAGCAACCGATCGCTGGCCTGCATGGCACCAAAGGATGGTGGTAGAGGCTACGTTCGGACCCATCTGGGGAGAAGTGTGGTTCAGTTGTTTAACAACAACTAAACCGTACTTTCCAGAAATTGGGAATTGGGTGAGTTATGCAGTAGGACAACCAATGGGAGCTTACTCCTCTTGGCCTGCCTTAAACATAACTCATCATTTCACAATAAGATGGGCTGCCGAAATGGTTCAGTGTGAACCTGAATACATGGTTCTTGGTGACGATGTTGTTATTGCTAACAGCACCTTAGCCAAGAAATATGTAGAAATTCTTTCCAAACTCGGAGTAACCATTTCCGAGTCTAAATCTGTTGTGTGTGAACACAATGGAAGAAGCTCTGCAGAATTTGCTAAGCATATTCTAAGAGATGGAGAGAACTTGACCCCATTATCACCAAGTCTTTTAAAAGAAATTTATGAAGATTGGAATTATCCAAAATTTATAGATTTATTAAGAGATTTGAGGACTACATTGGGTAATCAGGTCATCATTGAAGAAGGGAACATCTGGCTCTCTCCCCTAGTAGATCATCTTCTGGGACCTTTGAAAAGGTACAGGGATGATATACTAGTGATTCTCTCATCACCCCTTGTAGGAGGTGACCTCCCTGTTAAAAGGGATAAGTCACTGATATTACAAGGTGAGTACATTTCTTACCCCAACCCTTGGGCTGGTAAGTTAGAATTTGTACTATTAAGTCTCCAAAGAGATTTAATTGTGGAGAATCTGATGAAGGTGGCGAGTCAACTCATAGAGTTGAGAAACCAACTTCAAAATGGTGGCAGTTTGAGCATTCTGCCTGGTTACCTTTTAGAGAACCGAGCCCACATCATATGGACTTTACTCGAGGCTTTAGACCAAGAGATAAAGTCTACATGTGCTATCCTTTCACAGGGTGAGTCTTGTGACTCAAACCATGCAAGGTTAGCGGTGGACTCAGAACTCCTATTAGATCTTTTAGTAAGAGGTAGAAGTTTTGATCAATGGAAGACCCTAAAGGATCTTCGATTGAAAAGAGCGACTACCATGATACTGAAGGTCTACCGCCAGAGCGCAAATCCAGAAGGATCAATGAACGACATATGGGGCGATGCCTCATATGACGACAATTGGTCTTAATGGATTCACAGACAGTGG